GGGCCTGGCCGCCGAGTCTGTCGATATGATTTGGACCGACCCGCCCTACGGTCACAGCAACCACGCTGGGGATTGGAACGCCCGTCTCAATAAGCACCGTGGCATTCAGAACCAGCCCATTGCCAACGACGACGCGGATGGCATGCGCACAGTTGTGGACGCGATGCTCGCGGAGGCCGTCAGGCTCTTGAGGGCGGACTGCTGCTGCTGCTGCTGCTGCTGCGGCGGCGGCGGCCCGAAACCGACATTTGCCTGGGTGGCCGACAGGATGGACCGGGGCGGTCTATCGTTCTTTCATTCGGTGATCTGGGACAAGGCCAATCCCGGCTTGGGATGGCGCTACCGCCGGCAACACGAAATGGTGATGGTTGCGCATCGCGCTGGCGGCAAACTGCTGTGGGCCAACGCGAAGCGCGCGGTTCCGAACATCTTTACGTTGATCCCGCCGCGGGTTCGGAACCATCCGAACGAGAAGCCGCTGGGTCTGATGCGGCATTTCATCGAGTTGCACTCCTTGCCAGGCCAGCTCGTGGTCGACCCGTTCATGGGTAGCGGCAGTACCGGGGTGGCAGCAGTTGCGCTCGGCCGCAGGTTCATCGGCATCGAGCTTGATCCAACGCACTTCGATACGGCCCGACGGCGGATCACCGCGCAACTGCGCGAGCCAAGCATGCTCGATGCTCGTGCCATCCCTGCTGAGCAGCTCTCCCTCATTGATGGAGACGCAGCATGAGCGAAGAAACCTTCCAGAAGATCGTTGCCGAGGGCGCGTTCTCCGGCTTGTCGCCAGCGCGACCGCACAGGGGCGGTCGACGCTCGCGCGACAAGGGCAACAGGGCAGAGCGCACCATCGTCAATACGTTCCTCGACGCCGGCATCCCTGCTGAGCGCGTGCCGCTGAGTGGGTCGGCCGGCGGCTCCTATTCCGGCGACCTGACGTTCACTGCTCTCGGTGAGGACTGGCTCGGGGAATCGAAGTGCAGGGCAGGCGGGTTCCGCCAGCTCTATCAGTGGCTCGCCCCGGTGCGGACGCTGTTCGTGAAATCTGATCGCAACGAGGTGCTGGTGGTGGTCCGCCTGTCGGACTTCATCCGCCTCGTGCGCGGGAAATCGTGAGGGTGACGAAGTGATGCTTGCCCATCTTCCTCAGCCGGGTAGTGAACTGCATCGGCTCCACGCGGAGCACAAGGCTCGACAGAGGCGGCTCAGTGGCCGCCAGAAGCCTGCGGCCCCGGAGTGGCCTCCCTATATGCCGCCGGCACCGTATGACCAGTGCATACCGCGTGAGCCGCCTTCGCGCGATATCCGGGTACCTACGGGGCAGCTGGCCGCGATCATCGCTGAGGTGGCGCACAAGCATCGCATCTCGGTGATCGAGATCAAATCCCGCCGTCACGAGCATCGGATCGTCCTTGCCCGTCACGAAGCATTCTGGCGCTGTCGGAACGAGACGTTTTTCTCACTGCCGCAGATCGGCCGTGCCTTTGGCGGCTTTGACCATACGACTGTGCTGAACGGGTGCCGCCAGCACGAAAAGCGCATGAAGGAGGCAGAGCATGGGTGACTTGCTGTTCATCGACGTTGCCAGAAAGCAGCGTGACGAGAGCCTCCAAGAGCTTTGGGATGCCTATCTCGCGGCCCGCGAGAAGTCGGATCACACGCGCGACATTAGCGACGGTATCGCCGCCGGCAAGGCATGGGCGCGTTGGCTGCAACGGTTCACGGGGAAGCCGTCATGAGCCTTCCGGCGCCTGCCACGGTCAACATCGACGTTGAGCAGGCGCTGCTTGGCGCGTGCCTGGTCGAGCCCGAGGCCGTCGATGCGGTCGATGGACTGGTGGAGCCAGAGGATTTCTCGGAAACCCTTCATGTGGAGCTTTTCCGTATGTTTGTGGAAGCACGCCGGGAGGGGAGACGATTCAACGCGCAGTTGATGCTGGCCTTCCTCGGCGCGCGGTCCCACCAGGACTTGGGCGGCCTGACTACGGGAGAGTACCTCGCCCGGCTTGCAGCATCGTCCGCCGGCCCGCTCAATGCGCCGGACTACGCCCGCATCATCGCAGAGACAGCCGCCTATCGCCGGCTCGTCGCGCTGGCCAATGAGCTCCGCGACCGAGCCGGTCAGGGTCACAGCAGCGGCTCCTATGTCGATATCGCCACCGAGGCGATTGCCGAACTGGATAAGATCAGCGCAAGGCGAGCATCAGCGCCGACAAGGGTATCCATCGGCGAGGCAGCCGGGCAGGCGGCCGAGGCGGCAGAGGACCGTGCCCTGCACGGTGTGGACGAAGGCGTCTCTTTCGGGCTTCGGGACCTGAACAGGGTGTGCCGTCTCTATCCGGGTGAACTGACGATTCTCGCAGCTCGGCCGTCAATGGGCAAGACGACCGTTGGCCTGTCGGTGGCAATGGCGGCGGCTCGGGCGGGCGAGGGTGTGCTGTTCTTCTCGCTGGAGATGAGCGCCGTGTCGGTTGCCCAGCGGGCTCTCTCCGATATGTGCTTTGACGGCTACAACGCGGCGATCCAGTATTCGGACATCCGCGACGGCAAGCTGCCCGATGACGGTCTGGAGCGCATTCGGCACGCCTCCGAGATCATGGCGGCGCTGCCCTTGGTCATCGAGGACCAGGCGGGGCTCACGGTGTCTCAGATCATAGCGCGCACTAGGCAATCGCGCAGACGGTTCGAGCAGGCCGGGAAGGCCCTCGGGCTTGTTGTCATCGACCATCTCGGGCTCGTGGCCGCTACCGACAGGTATGCTGGCATGCGGCATCTTGAGCTCGGCGCGATCACCTCAGCACTCAAGGTCATGGCCAAGGACATGGGCGTTCCGGTCCTGCTGCTCTGCCAGCTCAGCCGCGGCGTCGAGAGTCGGGACAACAAGCGGCCCCAGCTATCGGACCTGCGGGAATCGGGGCGCATCGAGGAGGACGCTGACGCGGTCCTGCTGCTCTACCGAGAGGCCTATTATCTGGAACGGGCTCGGGAGAATGACCCGGAGAAGGATGCGCAGCGGGTCGAGCGGCTGATCGCCTGCCAGAACATCATCGAAATCAACGTGGCTAAGCAGCGGCAGGGCGCAACGAGGACCGTCGAAGCCTTCGTCTCGATGCCCAGCAACGCCGTGCGCGATCTCAACAAGGGACTGTAGCGATGTCATTCATCGAGAAAGTGATGAACCTCCGAGTGGAGCCTGACTTGCTCAAACGGGTGTCGGATGCCGTGGAGCTTGAGCGCGCAACCGACGATCCGGCGCCGTACTACATTATCGCGATCCGCGAACTATCAGCCGACACCGCCGATCCCGTTACAATCGCGGCCGTCGTGTTCCGCATGGAAGCGCTTGCTCGCCTGATCCAGAGAAAGGCGATTGGCAAGTGGACAATCTCCGTTCTGCACCAAGAGCACGTACTGGTCCCAGAGGCTGTATTCGTGGCTGCCTCCCGCGCGCCGCTCCATGTCTCTGACGACGGGAAATCCGTTGACTTTCATACCGAGGAGTTTCTGACGCTCGCCTTGGCGGCTTCGGAGCCGGAGGGCAGGTCATGAGCCGCATTCGATCAACCCACCCCGGCCTATTCACCGACGAAAAGTTCATGGAGCTTACCGTCGAGTGCCCGCTGGCGGCGATCCTGTTGCAGGGGATCTGGTGCGAGGCGGATGACCACGGCGTGTTTGAGTGGAAGCCGCTGACGATCAAGGCCAAGGTTCTGCCGGCGGTCCCATCCCCCATCGGAGAGCTTCTTACCGCCCTTGAGGATCTGGGGTTCATCACGAGGTACTCCGTCGAGGGGCGTGAGTACGGCGCCGTTCGGAACTTCACCAAGTGGCAGCGGCCCAAGAAGCCGCGTGTGATCCACCCGAAGGCGGAACACATCGCCTCCTACGTGGGGCTTGGTGACGAACCAGTTCCCCACCAGTTCCCCACCAGTGGGGAAAATCCTCCGCAGAGGGAGGATGGAGGAGGAAGGAGGGATGAAGAAGAAGAAGATATAGAACCTAAAGCTCAGCAACCTACTGCTGCGCGGCGCTTCGATGATTTGCAGGAGCGATTGCTGGTGGCCAACGGCATAGCCGGCTTCCGGGCCGAACGATCGCCGGGGCTGTGCGATCTGTCGCCCATCCTCGCCCTGCTCGATGCGGGCTACGACCTCGAACTGGACATTCTCGCAGCGATCAGGGCGAAGCCCAATCCTGGAGCTCGAAACTGGCGGTACTTCGTGCCGCAAATCGAGGACTACGCAAAGCTGCGGCGTGGGCTTGCCAAGCGAGCGCCTGTCGCTCCCGAGACGGTCGTCGCGACATGGTCGGTTGATCGCTGGCGCTTGATCCTTGCTGACTTCGAGCGCAGCGGCGAATGGCGTCGCGACCTTTACGGGCCCAAGCCGGGAGAGACAGGCTGCCGCGTGCCCGAGGAACTGAGGACGGCCGCATGATGCCCCATCCCTGCACCACCTGCGGCTACCCCCATGCTGCCTTTGGCCGGAAGGACCACAAGGGCAACAGGACCTGGTTCTGTGGCTGGCGGAACGGTGAGCCGGTGTGCGTGGGGAGGGGACGATGACCTGCTCCGTCCTCCATCGCCAGAAGGCAGAGCGAGCCAGCATGATCGGGGGCGCTCGAAAGGCATTCGAGGCCCGCATTCGAGAGATCGACAGAGAATATGCAGCTGGCCTCGGCGCATCGGCGGCAATGGCTGAGGTGAAGGCGGCGCTGCGGGAGATAGATCGGCGCAAGCCGCGGAATCAGAACGCCGCGCGGAGCGGCTTAAAGGAACGGTGAATGCGGCACATCACCAACCGACTCGTCCCCGACCCCTCCATGTCGGACGCGGAATACTACCACCAGCGGCGCGACAACCCGACCAAGCCCAACGTGGGCAAGATCTACGTCCGCGAGAATGCAATCTCCAGGATCGGGGCGCTCTGCTACATCCGGCAACGCGAGGCTCACCACGAGCACGCCGCCGAGCGGTTCAAGACCCTCTACGAACATCTTTATGGCAGCGGCACACCCCCGCTTGATCCCAGCAGGGAGCCGGTAGATCGCTCAGTTGTCGCCCACGACAGTGGAATGGCGGCAAAGCTGGATCGCTCAGGGCTGTTGCGGCAGGCTCGCGAGGGACTTGGCAAGGAAGCGTTCGACAGGGTCGTTTCTGCCATCGTGTTGTGCATCCCAGCCGGCAATGGCGCGCCCCGCAGCGAGTCTGGGCGCCTCAATGATCGGCGGGTGAGAAGCTCAGTACAGCAATTGCTGGCTGACCTGGATGCGCTATCGATTGTTTGGGGGAGGGATGCAAAGGCCGCTTGACGCTGTCGGGCGAAGCAGACAGAATCATCCAAAGTGCCGAACTAGCGGCGGACGGGCCTCGCGATGAGCGGGGCCTTTTGCTTTGTGGACGGAGGGGATGTGCTTGGTTGGCTGGCGCTAAGCGGGCTGCGGCAGGCGACGGCGTGACCTTCGGAAGGCGGCGAGGCGACGCGGGGCTTACCACCACCGCGCGCGGCTATGGCTGGCAGTGGCAGAAGCTCCGGCTCGTGGTGATGCAGCAGGAGCCGCTCTGCCGCTTCTGTAAGGATCGAGGACTCGTAAGGCCGGCTGAAGAAGTCGACCACATCGACGGCAATTCGCACAACAACGACCGGGACAATCTCCGCCCTCTATGCAGAACCTGTCACCTGCAGCGAACCGCGCGGGATCAGGCCTTCGGCAAGTATCAGTGGCGACCGGACTGGCTCCGCCCCTCGACCATACCGCTGACCATCGTCTGCGGCGCACCCGCGAGCGGCAAGACCACCTATGTCCAGCGCCATCGCAACAATGCGGACCTGGTCATCGACCTTGACGTCATTGCCTCTGGCCTCGCGGGCGCGCCGCTTCATGGCTGGGATCGTGAGAGGTGGCTGACCCCAGCCATTCGAGCACGCAACGAAATGCTCGGCGACATCGGCCGCCCGACCGATCGCTGGCCTCGCGCGTGGTTGATCATCAGCGAGCCCAAGCCCGATAATCGGCAATGGTGGGCGGACCGTATGAAGCCGGGGCGCATCGTAGTGCTGGAGACGCCGCCGGCAGAATGCATCGTCCGGGCTCGTCGAGATAGCGACAGGCGCATGGACCGCACCATCGAGGCCATAGGGCGCTGGTGGTCAGAGTATGAGCGCCGAGAGGGCGACGAGATAGGGGGGGAGGGTTCGACCCTATGACCGACCGCTTCCTGACCGGCGGCCCTAACCCGAATTTCACGGGGCCAAAACTCAAGCCCGAACTTGGGAGGCGCTGATGGCCGGCGGACGCCCGCGCAAGCCTGTCGAGTTGAAGCTCATTGCTGGGACGCTTCGCAAGCATCGCGAACAGGCGAATCCGGCGACGGTGGCAGGTGGTTGGCCCGACGCGCCGGCGTGGCTCTCGACCCGCGCGGCGACGATCTTCGAAGAAACGTGCCAGCTCATGTCGGGCATGGGCACGCTGAGCGTCGAGTGGGTCGACGTCATCGCGAACTACGCCTCGTGCATCGAGGAGATCGAAATTACCACCGGGATCATCGAAGACGTTGGCCGGACCTACACCACGACGACGGCAGCCGGCGACACAATGTTCCGACCGCGACCCGAAGTTGCCATGCGCAGCGACGCGATGAAGCGGGCGCAGGCGCTTCGTTCTGAGCTCGGGCTCGGCCCGGCGTCCAAGGGAAAGGTCGGCGGAGGAAAGCAGGATGCCGCCAACCCGTTTGCTGAGTTTGGATAGAACAGGAGTTGTGCTACAAAACGCGGGCCGACGTGGTGCTGGTAACACCGCATCGGCCCTGACCACGAACGAACGGATGGGTTCGATATGGCTGATGCTGGTGTAGCATCGCTCCGCAAGATTTGCACAGGCTGCGGCGACGCTCTGCCGCTCTCGCGGTTTTCGGCTGACAGGTCGAAGCCGGACGGACTTCAAACGCGATGCAAGGCCTGCCGATCGGCGGCAGATCGGGCAAGATACCGAAAGTCCGGCGAGCGAGTGCGGGAGCGCAGCGCGCGGCGATACGAGGCCGACAAGGCGCGTCACCGCGCGAATGCGGCAGATTGGGCGCGGCGACACCCGGAGAAGGTGGCGGCCTCGCGCCGTGCATGGCGCGAGCGCAACCGAACCAGAGAGATTGAAGCTCAGCGGCTGACCTTCGCCGAAAAGGTCAAGGACCCGACCTATCGCCTCAACCGGGCCATCTCGCGCGGAGTATGGGGTGGCCTGCGCAGCAGGAAGGATGGGCGGCGCTGGCAGGCGTTGCTCGGCTACTCCGTGCAGGACTTGATTGCTCATCTAGAGCGTCAGTTTCAGTCCGGCATGTCTTGGGCAAACTACGGTCGCAACGGCTGGCATGTGGACCACATTAGGCCGGTAACGTCGTTCACTTTTTCGACCGTTGATGATCCCCAGTTCCGGGAGTGCTGGGCACTGGAGAATTTGCAGCCGCTATGGGAGCCAGACAACATTCGGAAGGGGAACCGCCTGCCGAGCGCGACTATCCAGCAATCGCGCTAAGGTACTGCAAGGCAGTGGTGACCGGGCGTATCCCAGCCAACAAATGGGTCAAACTCGCTTGCCAGCGACATCTCACCGATCTGGCGCGGCAGAAGTCGAGGGAGTTTGACTACCGCTTCGATGTGAAGGCGGCGACGCGCGTCTGTCGATTCATCGAACTCATGCATCACACTAAGGGAGCGTGGGCTTCGCGTGGTGAGCGGCTGATTATGCAGCCGTGGCAAGTGTTCCTGACCGTCAGCATCTTTGGCTGGACGATCAAGGAAACAGGGTTGCGACGCTATCGTCGGGCGCTGCTCTTGGTCCCAAGAAAGAACGGAAAATCCGCGTGGGCAGCCGCTGTTGGCCTCTATATGTTCGCCGTGGATGGAGAGCATGGCGCCGAGGTTTACTCGGGCGCGACTACGGAGCGACAGGCCCATGAGGTCTTCCGTCCCGCCAAGATCATGGCTATGCGCAATCCGGAATTGCGAGAGCACTTCGGAATCCAGGTCAATGCCAAGAACCTGCATGTCCTCCGGACAGAGAGCCGGTTCGAGCCGGTGATCGGAAAGCCGGGCGACGGCGCGTCGCCGCATTGCGCCATCGTTGACGAGTATCACGAGCACGATACCGACGACCTCATGGCGACCATGGAGACGGGCATGGGCGCCCGCGATCAACCGCTGGTGCTGGTGATCACGACGGCGGGCTCGGACATTTCGGGGCCTTGCTATTCGATGGTGCTCGATGCGCGCCGGATGCTCGACGGGATCGTTGAGGACGATCGGCTGTTCGCGCTGATGTACGGAATCGACGATACCGACGACTGGACCAGCCTGGAAGCGCTGGTGAAGGCGAACCCGAATTTCGGCATATCGGTCAGCGAGGATTTTCTGCGTGCGCAGCAGCAGCAGGCGATCAACAACGCGAGGCACGTCTCGCGGTTTATGACGAAGCATTTGAACCGTTGGGTGAATGCGAAGACGGCGTACTTCAACATCCAGCGGTGGCTGGAGAGCGAGGTGCCGGGGCTGTCGCTGGACGACTTCAAGGGTCAGCCGTGCCGGCTCGGTCTCGACCTCGCATCCAAGGTCGACATTGCGGCGCTGGAGCTGACGTTCAAACTCGACGGGTGCGACTGCGCGAAGGCGTCGGAGTTGGTCGAGGCCGGCTTCAAGTATGCCCGCTTCGGGCGGTACTACTTGCCGGCTGCAACGGTCGAGGCCGGCGAGAACGAGCACTATCAAGCCTGGCTGCAGCGCGGCCTGCTGACTCAGACTGACGGCGAGATGATCGACTACACGGTTATCCGCGATGACATCCTTGGCATCCGCGACGACTTCCAACTGGAGGAGGTCGACTACGATCCCGACCAGGCCCGGATGATGATTTCGGAGCTGCAGGCGGAGGGCATTCCCTGCGCCGAGGTCACCGCGACCATGAAGAACTTCTCGGAGCCCATGAAGGAGATGGAGGCGATGATCCGCGAGCGCGCTATCGCCCATGATGGCGACGAGGTGTTCACCTGGATGCTGTCCAACGTGGTGACGAAGGAAAACCACAGGGATCAGGTCTATCCGCGCAAGGACCGGCCCGAGAACAAGATCGACGGGCCGGTGGCGCATATCATGGCGCTGGGGCGTTGGATGAGGTTTGACGAGCCAGTGGCGACTTCGCCGTGGGATGACCCAGAATTCTCGCTGGTGTCCGCATGAGGTTCGCGGTGGAGCTTTCGCGCGGGGCGGCCGAGCAGCGCACAAGCATCGAGAACCCCTCGGTCCCGGTGAGCCAGACGACCGAGTTCATGGCCTTCTTCGGCCTCGACTCGGCAACCCTTCCGCGGGTCACTATCGACAGCGCGCTGACGGTGCCGGCGGTTGCCGCGACGGTGGCGTTCCTTTCCCGTACCCTCGCAGCCCTGCCGCTGCATGCTTATCAGGGGGTGGGCGACGACCGGATGCGCCTCAACGACGAGGTCGAGACTGCGCTGCACGATGCCTGGAATGATGAGACGGACGCGTTCGAGGCCCGGCAGTATTTCTGGCAGCAGGTGTTCACCGGCGGTCGCGGCCTGGCTTGGATCGAACGCGGCGGCAAGACCGTGAACCTCTGGCCGATGGTGCCGAGCAAGGTCGCGATCAAACGCGTCGGCGGTCGCAAGGTCTATCGTTATGAGG